GAGTTCCTCCACTTGGAGCAGATCCAGATAGGCGATGTTGCCAGCGTTGGTGGTCGAGAACAGGCCAGCCGCCGCAAAGTAAAGGACAATCTCACCCGTCGCAGCCGGAATGGTTACGGCTGTAGTGTAGGACTGGGTGGAGGTCGGAGCCGTTACCGTGTAGCCGGTCAGGGGAGTGATCGCAGCCGTCGCCGTGGTGGTCTGGGTGGTCGCCCCGCCATAGCCCTTCGACAACCCGTTGATCTGGCCGCTGATGGGGTCCCATAGCAACTCCACTTCGATGACCCAGTTCCCGTTCGCGGAGTTGAACGCCATCGCCGTGGGGCTGTAGACGGTGGTATTCGAAGCCAGCGTGAGGGACGGGATGCCGTTGGTGGCAGCCGGCGAGATCAGCAGGGACGGAGTGAAATTGACGGTCGTTCCACCCGTGGCGCGGCCGGCAGCCTTGACGCGGATGTGAACGAGGTCGATGTTGTCGGAGACGCCTACCCCATACTGTGAGTATCCATTGTACTTGACGTAGCAGGCTTGTGCCGTCTGAGTCGAGGCAACGGTAGCAATCGGGGAAGCAACCTTCTGGAAGACAACGGCAGTCGTGATCGGATTGACGAGCGAGGCCGCTGGCTTAGAGATATACGGTGTGTTGGTGTTTGCCATGATTTCTCCTTAGACCAGTGAAGCGTCGCACTGAATAATCCGCATCCGCTGCGGGTCGGTGATCTTGGAAGCCATCACGAAGCGGTAGCTTGCGATGGTGCCGATTTCCCCGGTGGGGTTTGATGGGCCGATGCCAGGCTTGACCACCGAAACCTTGAACCGCTGGTTCTTGGGGTCGGTGACCGTCGACGGGCCAGAGCCAGCCAGCGGAATCACGGCAAAGGATTGATAGCCGAAGATGTAGGCCGAGTACAACTGGTTCGGGGCCGTCCCGGTGACATTGACGTTGGTGGAGGTCATGATGCGGCAACCGGCCACCTTGCCAATCTCTCCATTCAGGAGCTTGGTCCCGTTCTGGTACTTCATGCAGTCGATGAATCCGCCCGCCGTGTTGTCCGACATGATGTCGTACTCGACATAGGGGTGGATGACTGCCATCCAGTCGCCAGAGCCATAGGTGCGGACGTTGGAGCCCTTCATCAGGGTGACGTTCGCCTTGAAGTCGGCTACGGTCAGGTTGGCCCCAATGGTCGTCACCGTGTAGGCGGTGTTGGAGTCGAGCTCGGCGCGTGTGATCGAGTCGGTTGAGAGAGCGGCGCGGAAGGAAAGGTCTTCAACCATTTGAGCGGCGGCGCCGATGGAGTTGATGTCCGTCTCGTCGTAGAGGGTGGATGAGTCCATGTAGTCCGAATACTGCTCGACAATCGAGGTAATCGGGTAGCTAGACTGCGGCACGGGATTCGGGTTCACGCCTTCGGCCGCTGGCACTGTGTTCTGGCCCGGGAGGTTGAAGCGGAACATCTGAATCGTTCGGCCCACATTGCGCGGGAGAGAGACTTTATAGCCCAACTGCCAGAAGTAAAGCTCCGGCATCAGGCGATCAAGGCCCTTCTTGACGAAATAGATCGCAGAGGCTTGGTGGAGAAGCCCAGGATTATTGGTTGTGGTTCCAACGGGAACTGCTGGCATGATGACTCTCCGAGGTTATGGAATGAGGGTTTCGCCTGTTGTGGCAAGTCGCTCACATCCGGGGGTCGCTCGGAGTGCGTTAGCTCGGTGTCGGGGTCGCCTTCACTTCGCTGTGATGATACTAAACACAGTTGTCGCGGAACTGCAAACTATTTATTGCGGTGAGGCTTGAGTGATGATCGCTTCCAGCTGCTCCGGAGTCATGCTCCACAAGTCCTGCTCGGTCGGAGCACCCTTTCCGGTGTTGGCCGGCGCGGTCCCGACAGGAGGGGCAGGCATATTGTTCTTAGGTGCGTTGGTGCGGGCGGCGGGCGGCGGCGCAACGGTCATCTCGCCTTTTGCCTTGAGGGTGTAATAGGCCATCTCCGCTGTCTTGGCGTTGAACGGAAGCTGGTTGACCTGCAGGAACTGGTCAATCTTGTCCGCATCGGCCTGCGATTTCGAGAACTCCGGCACGGCGCGGAAGAAGTTGGCGGCTTCCATGTTGGCCTGCTGGGCAGCCATGAACTCCTGTTGCGCGGCGGCGGTGCGCTGCTGCTCGGCAAAGGCGGCGACGAGTTCCTGCCCATTCTTGACCCCGAATGCCGGAGCCATCAGATCAGCAATCGCCAAAGCCGTTGGGTCGATGCTCGGCTCGGTAGTAGCAGGCGTAGGGGTGGGAGCCACGGGCTCGGGAGCACGGGACAACTCTGCGATGCGGCGGGTAGCAGATACTTGGGCCTTGGCCAGTTGCGCCAGGAGTTCGCCATCGTCCTTGCCGCGGTAGACCTGCCCAGAAGCTGTCCGCATCTCGCGCTGGCCGTTTTCCAGTGTCGAGAAGGTGAAATCCGGATCGGCGGCCGGAGCAGCCTCTGCGGGGGGTGTCTCCGCAGGTACCTCTTCGGCAGGAGTCTCAACTGGCGTCTCTTCGGCGGGTGATCCGCCTGCTTCGGCTAAGGCTGCGTCAAAATCTGCGTCACCACTACCAGCCGGAACGGTCGGTTCTTGCGGGGTCGGATCGGGCATCATTGCTCTCCAGTTCTTCTTGTCTCAGATTACTCGCAGCGTGATTGACTTTTTCCTGCAAAGTACGGACTACAGTGCGTCTTTGCTGCCATGCGATTATCGCAGATAGTGCCGCCATGTGTTGCTCCGCTGGCGTGGTGAGTGCTTCCAGTTCAAGGCGTTCGCACTCCATAAGCTCGGAGCGTAGGAAGTCTTGGAAGGCAAGGGAATTGGCAAGGTCAGCATACGAGATGGCGAGTTGAAGGTCATCGGCTTCCATACTTCAACTCCAACGCAAGCTCTAGGGCTGTGTAAAATTCAGGAAACGTAAAAATGTTCCGGCCTGTTTCCACTGCCCATAGTCCACTGTCTAGAAACTTGAAGATTCGCGGCTTCATTAGTTGCCCTCAAGGATCTGCGCTGACTTGATTTCCGCATCCCGTGCGATTCCCAACACTTCGTTGAGTGCTCCAATCTTCGCCAGAGCGTTGAGAGTAGCCACGATGATCTGGGTTTCATCGCGTTCGTGGGCGTCGGCGGACATCGCCTGCAATCTCTGGCCTTGGAGTTGCATCTTCTCCATGCCCTGCTGCTGTGCGCGCTGCTGCTGTACTTGAAGTTCTTGTGGAGTCATCGGGCGGAACAGGTTGAAAGCCTTGACGTTGTAGACATCCAGATAGAACTCGGTGAACTGCTCGATGTCGAGTGTCTTCTGCTGTTGCTGGCCCATCGCCGTGATGATCTCCGGGTTGAGGACGTACTGGGTCAGGTTGGCCAGCCCACCACCCTGCATCGCCGCGCGCATCTTCATATTGTTGGCTGTCTTCAGTTTGAACTTGGGATCGGCGTTGAGAATATCGACGGGATCAACTTGGAAGCCCTGCCCATCCGGACCAAGGATAGTGAGGATCTGTTGTGGGTCGAGGAACATGCATATCAACTGCCACAACTGGGTGAGCATCGGGTTCAGCGTCTGGTCTTCGAGGTTGGCGACTAATCCGTGGACTCGGGAGTTGGAGGCATTGGTTTGAGCTTGCACGCCTGTAGCAGTTCGGTTAGCAGAATTACCTCCAGCGGTGGGAGCACCCAGCACAGCGAGGTCGGTGATTCCAGTAACTTTCTGGTCGCGGTTTTCGACAAGCTGCACCTCCTGAAATGCCTGCTGCGTGACGTTGCCCATCTCCAGCCGTACCACATCCTTATTCGGGTCTTCCGCTTCCCAGTTCGCCCCGGGCCGAAGCTTCATCTTGCTCTGCGTGCGCGCCATGCCCAGCTTAGTGATGAACGGCGGATGCAGAATCAGGTTCAACTCATCCAGCCGTCCGTCTGTAAGCGTCTTGATGAGTTTCTGTCCAGAATCCAGCAGTTCAGGGATTGAATAGCCATAGAACGAGCCTAGCGCGTTGACATAGCACCAATTGAGGAAGGGTAGCGCTTGATACTGGTTAGGACGGTTCAGCGCCACATGCTCGCGTCCCAGCAGCCATACATGGTGATTCTTCTGCCAGTAACGCAGGACTTCCACTCTGGCGAGCCTTGGGTCGACACTTTGATCCTGCCCTGGCTGGTAATTGACGCCTCGATAGCTCTGGATGGCCTGCCGGGTAGTATCGCCTTCGGTGAAGGTCTTCGACTGGCTCAGGCGGTAGAGTTCAATGTCCGTGGGGATGTCGAAGCCTTCCACATCTCGATAGCTCGCCAGTTCCGCAATGGTCATCATCTTGCGGCGGATGCAATAGCCGGCCTGCTGAACGTTGGTGGACCGCGTGTTGGGGTCGATGTAGAAGTCCATCAGGTCGCAGGGATCGAGGAAGAATTGGCTGACTGTCTCGGGCTTGAAGAACTGCTTGGCATAGCTGATCTGGCGTCCGGTAGGCATCGGGATAGGAACGCCGGGGAGCATGGGGTGCTCGCCCAGAGCCATCTCCGGTTCCACCACGCGCTGCCAGTTCACCGCCATCTCAGTGCGCGGGCCGTCCCAACCCCACTCCCATATTCCATTGCCTAAGACGGTTCCATCTTCAGTGAGGCGGTCGACGCAGGAGCGGAAGGACTGGAACTTCACCATCCCCCCGAGGGACTTGAGTTGGTCCTGCATCAGAGCGCGGACTTGATGGAGTTGGGTTATGGTCGTACCCGAACTGGCTGCTTCCACATCGAAATCGAGGTCAGCGCCGCAGATGGCGTCAATCAGTTGCGGGCGGAGGGCGTTGACCTGAGTGAAGGCGTGCCAGATCTGCATGTTGGCGCGAGGAGTCTTCGATCCTTCCCATGTCTTCTCGCCATTGCGGACTGCCGCATAGATGCTTGCCGCGTTTTGCCACTTCGTCTCATAATTGGTCGAGCGATCGGCGGCAGCGCGGTTGAAGTCCCCTAGAACGATCTTTTTTGCCTGGTCTGCGGACCACTCACCCCCACCCAGCGGGATTCCGTCAGCGGTGCGGTTCTCATAGCCAGCCGGAGGAGGAGCGGCATTGGCATCTGACGCAGGACTTGGCACCATCGGGGGAGGGGCGTTCGGGTCTATCGTGACCATGGGCTCACTTTATCACTCACGATGAATCTTACAACGGGAATCCGGTTTCCCTATCTACTTTTGGATAAAAGGCATCGTCGTCCTGATAGTGCTCGGCTAGCAGTAGCGAAATTGGGTCGCGGAAGGTGCTGGGAACTGAATATTCCTCCACCCGATTCGACAGCACACCGGAATTGACCGACTTTCCTTCGAGCATCAGGTCGGTGAGGGTGTCGAGGATGTCGTCATGGCGATACTTAGGGAAGCCCTTGATTTCCGTCTCAATCGCCGTCCGGTAAGGCAAGGCATCGGAGAATCGGATGTTGCCCGCCTGAAACCACGGCCTAAGACCGCGAATCTTCGACTTTTTGCTCTGCTGGTTGTCGGCGGGCTCGGCCTGAATCGGGAGGAAGCGGTTGCGCTTGGACATCTCGCGCCGGAGTGTAGCGAGTAAAACGCGCTCGAGCGCCTGTTTCTGAATCTTTAGTTTCACAATGCCGGGGTACATGTCGAATACGCGGAAAATCCATTCAATCACTTCCTCCACTGGGGGTCTGCCATACAGCATGAACGGGATATACAGCCTTGCATTGGCGAATCCGCCCACGGTGAGCACGGTGAAGTCGGAGTCATGCCCCTTCACATCTTCCATGCCCGCCACGTCGAGCGCAGCATAGAGGCTCATCCGCGGGAGAAGTTGATCCATGTGCTTCTCCGGCGTCCAGATGAGTTGCTTCACATCGTCAATCAAGCCCTGGCCGGCGACAATCGGATTCATCAGGTATTGCGCCGAGTTGGAGCTTGCGAATCCCCATACCACATAGTTCCCAGTCTCAGTCGTCAGCCCAAGGACGGGTTGAGGCATGATTTCTTCGATACGCTTCACCCTCTGATTACCGGATGACTTCTCGCTCAATAGAGCCTTGGCCATGATGCTGTCATAGATTCGCTTGCGCTTGGCCATTCGCGCTCTGACGTAGATTTCGCGCGCTACCTTCCTACCGCCCTTGAGCATGAACTGACGCCCACGGCTGGAGTTTCTTCCATTCTGGCTGTTCGCTTCTCGTTCGAATTGAGTCCACCCATATCCGAGTGAATTTAGGCACTCAGGGATCATCGCGCAGACCTCGGGGTTGGCATCCGGCGACTGCGAGATGAATAGCGTATTGCGACCTACGCATGATCCCTCACCATCCATAAGACCGCCTAACCAATCCATCCACCTCTGCTGTTCGATTGTCAGTTCCCGTAGCGGAGGAAGTACGCTTGTCAGTTCAAACCCAACCTTCGCCGGAGCATAGACCTTTCGATGAGTCTCCTTTGCGCTCGGATAACGACCAGTGAACCACTTGTGCTCGGGAGTGCAGTCAGCAATCCTCCCTGAATGCATATACATTCTCTGGCACGGATTTTTCCCGAGAGCATGGACCGCTAGAACCTTTGTTGGCGTGAGGCGCATCTTGCCGCGAAAGAATGATTCGTCGCGCTCGAATCCCATCACCATATCCCCAACGCAAACCTGAGAAATTGGCTTTTCTGTAAGGTCAGCCATAAGAATCGGAGAGTACCCCGGCGTGCAGAGTTGGGCCGGACCCTTCATGGGATCATCTTCGATTTCCTTGAGCGCGGTGAATCCCATGCGCTCGGGCCATAGGTATGGGCCTTCGGGCCAGTTCGGAGCAGCCGATCGCACGATGAGATTGAAGGCGTCAGGAAGTCCCTTGGTGCGTCGCGCGGCGTGATCGTTCCTGCGAACTTGGTAGAGGTCGGAGAAATCCCACGGCGTTCCCACCATGTCCACCCATCCCTTGAGCGGCTTGGTCGGGTCATCGGTGTTGTACTTCTCCAGAAGATCTCCCATGGAGCCAGCGTGCCTAATAACCTCGTCAATTCCGTTCTGGGAGCTGGAGTTGATCTTTTCCACCAGATCGTCGGACTTCTGCACGTCGCCATGGTAACCGGTGATGGCAGATCCGACCGTGGAAGCGAGAAAACTTGGCTCCTTACCGCCCGGACCCAGCTTCTTGTTGTTGTTGTCGCGGCACGGGACGGTAAATCCGCTAAGATTGCCAAACTCTGGGATCTTGCCTTCTTTGGCCTGAGGACACAACTCTGGAAACAGCAGCCGGAACTGGTCATTCAGGATGAAATGGTTGCGGATCTCCAGAACGATGCTGGTAATCAGAGTTTCGGTCGCTGTGGTCCCCAAGATGCGGCAGTTGGGATAGTTGATAAGCCACTGGATCGAATGCGCGACAGAAACGATTGTCGTCTTGATGTGGCCGCGGGGGAACAGGATGAGATTGTCTCGGTTTTGCTCGAAACCGGGATTTGGAGGCAAAAGCTCCATCTTGCACTTCGGTTCCCACAGAACTTTGCCGTCCATCGCGGCTTTATAGTCCTCGACGGTCTTGTGGTACTCGGTCGCGCCGGGGAATTTCTGCAAAGCGGCCAGAATCGGGCCGTGAACTCGCTCAGTCACGTCAGGATACCCAAGAATGGTGTTCGAGAACCATACGAGGTCAGTCCGCGCAAGGTGACGTTCCTTGTGCCACCATTCAAGGTATTTGGATATATTTTTATCTGTTATTTGCATTTACCGCTCAGACTCTATCCAGCGATAACCACCTGATGGTATGTCAACGACATTTCCGTCTGCATCGACAATGAAAGTTCCGGTATGGCTGGTCATATTGAGGTCGAGAGCGGTGTCTAACCACTTATGAGCTTTTTGGCGAGTATCCTCCGATGGAGGCTCTGACAGTAAAAGCGAGAAGTTTAGGTGGAGTAGGGGATCTCTCATTGGTTCACTTTTTCATCCGCTTCATGGCGCTCGACAGGCCCTTGTACTCAGGCTTCTTAGCAGCATCTCGCTTTTCTGAGAGCATGATTGCCACCATCTGCTTTTGTGACTTTACCTTCGGACCGTTTGTACCGCCTGAGTGAAGTGTTCCAGCCTTCCATTTAGCAGGGACTTCGTTCCACGGCATAAGCACCTCGCTCTCACTGCCCTACAGCTTCAAATCCGAGAAAGTCTCCGCAATAATGCTTGAGTTGGCATCCAAAGTCATCCCATAGGGTAAATCCGCTCTGTTGTGCCCGGTGCGAGAAGGCCCAATCATCCTGGTAGATCAGTCCTTCATGGATCATCGGGAGAAACAGAGCATGATGCGTCCTACCCAAGTATTCATACGCCAATTCCGGGTAGTCTTCAATCATCTTCTTAATCACTTCGCGCCGGATGGTCATGCTGTGCGCCGATCCGAACTTGGCTGGATAGACGCCACCCTCGCGTAGATGCTCTAGGAATGTCTCGACCGTGCCATCGCCATAGTTGGCGGGCTGAATCTCCTTCAGAAGGCTCTTGCGATAGATGCCAGAGATGATGTCCTTGTCCGCATTCACCAGCCGCACAATGCAGTCCTGTGGATAAGTCACGTCATCAGCTGCAATGAATAGGTGGGTATCGTCGGATTCGAGGAAGTCGACCATCACCGGACCGTAGTTCTGGAACCCGGGAGCGCCGCGGCGAGTCTTAGCCAGCGTGATCCCGAACCCAGCGTCGACGGCGTGTTGGATGGTGGCGTTGAGCGAATCCATCGACTCATCGAAGGGCTGGAGGCGGGGAGCCATGCAGATGCGGACGTTCGCTGCCTTACGCGCCATGGGAGGATTCTACATTGTTGAAAATAACAATCATGCTTGGAAATGGGGCTGGGTCTTCTGCGTTACCGAAGGTCAATCGTCCCTTGATGAATCGAATCTCCTTCGCCTGAGGTAGAACGATTTCATGGAACCACTTCACGTCTGTCCTTGCTGGGAGTAGGAATACGGCGATATCCGCCTCATGCGCTCGTTCAAGGAATGGTCTTATTCCGGGTCCATACGGCGGGTTACAGTAGACTCGCTCCCCACGCCAATGAGAGAAAAGCGGGGCAGTCCCGTCAATGGTTCCGTTCAATGGGCATGGGTCAAATGTGAACTTGAACTCCGCGTCGAGGTCTGCGTATACCTCGGAGGGAGTCTCCCACTCTTCGCTTGCGGAACTGAAGTGTACGGCGAGGCTCATTCGGCAGGCACCGGGAACCCATCAGGCCGGATGGCAATGTGGTTCTGCTCGCAAATCTCCGCCAGCCGTGCCCGTGGCTTGCGCTGCGGTATGTTCGATCCATCCTCCCAGTTGCGTACCGTGTTCACGTTGACCTCCATGTGCTCGGCAAACTCCTTCTTGGATACATCGAGAATTGCACGGATGACTCGGATACGCATTGCATCGCTAACCATGAGGGAATAGTAGCATAAACACACAAAATAATGCGGTAAAATCCATATTAAGGTGAATATACACACTTTTGTCTAGTTCGGGATTAGTTTGGATTCTTCCCATGCGCCAACTTGTGACGCCAGCCCTTTTTTGGTGGCCAATTCACTCCCCAGCGAGCTAGTTGTGCCCGAGTGAAGCCTCCGGTTTTGGTCTTGTAGAGGTCTTGCGTCTTGCGATCGATGGTCAGCGGAGGTGGTGGCACAAAGAACTCACCGCCCCATGGGAGTAGCTGATCTTTAAGTGGCTCCATAGAATCCCTCTTAGAAGCAACAACAAAAGCAAAGGCAAAAGCAAAGTCTTTGTTCTTAGGATAATGCCAGTTTCGGGTGGGCATACGGAAAACAAGGGTTAGTTGGTCTCCGTGGGCTGGAAATGGTATGCCATTATCCGGTATGGGTCCCATCGCTCGTCAAGCTCACAATTGCTTACGCACGGCTCCCTCAGAAGACCGCTCCTCTAACGACCAGTGAGCACCCGACGCGGGCACAAGGGGCCGGTATCTCTCTAGGTAACAATTCCTATTGAGTCGTATGCACGAGCCGAGGCGCACGAATATTTCATCGGGGATTGTCGAGCCGAATTGTCGGGGGACTGTCCGCGCATATTTTGTACACTCTTGGCACCTTCATGCTTGCATGAGGCGTCCAATCATGTCAAGATGTAAATACGTGCGAGGGCCGTCCACCTTCGTTCCGGGCGTTTGTAGACTCTTGGCAGATTCTTTAGACCCCCGGCTCTCGTCACACATTCGAATCGACCTCAAAACGCAGACTGGAATGGCCTCCCCTAACCGGGAGGCTTCTTTTTGCATCCAAATCCCAATGAGCTTCCAGAAGAAAGCACCGCAGCCGCTCCGCATGACGCAGTTCACCGCGCCTGTCCTGGTGCAGCGTGGGTGGATCTGGAATCCGATTCACAAGTGTTTTGAGCATCCTGAGACGGGCGAAAGAATCTTTGCTGCCGCATGATAGGATTATTAAGTCAGGCCAGAGCCCTGCCGGAGCTTACCGGGCCTATCGAAAGATAGTTGGAATCCAGGGCTTATTGGTCTGGCTGGAGACTTCCAAATGAAGAAAAAGCCCGAGATAAAGTGGATTAGTCCCAACACGATAATCGTCAATTTTAGCGGGAAGAATCTTACTTCCAGTGCTGGGATATTCACCCTCTCTACAAAATAGACCCCCGCATAGTCTTTTGACGGCATCACAATCAGGTGAGGTACGTCTATGCTCAATCTCATCCTGATGGTGTTTGCCTTCGTCCTGCTGATGCTGGCTGCGTTCAATATCCCCACCCCACCCAGATTGTCCCTCGGATGGCTCGGCCTCGCCCTGTGGTGTCTGGCAGTGATTCTAGTTGGCAGGAACCTATGATATTGTTGGGCGGGAGACTATAAATGTCCCACTATCGGCATCACCCCGACCCCGACAAGCCCGAACTGGACGCCATTCTTCGCCGCGAAGATGCGATTCTCGAAGAAGTGGAAGAGGTTGAGCAAGCGGATCGGAAAATCCTGCGCGACGACCGAGAGATTATCAAGCGGCTCGATGCGATCGAGCATGAACTCCACCACCCACATACCATCACCGCATTTACTGACATCATCCAGACAGGAGAAATACCAATGGTTCCTCTCGCCGCAGGACAAACAGCTACATTCGCCACCACACCTCTACCGGCCGGCTCCGCACCGGACCCCACCAAAGAACTCTGGACGAGTTCACACCCCGACATCGCTCCGGTTGTTCCCAACCCCAACGACCCATCCGGACTCTCGGCTCAGGTTGCTTTTGCGGAGGGAACTCCAGAAGGTCTCTCCTTCATCCTGGCAATTAATTACACCAACCCAAGCGGGACAGTCGTATCGAAGGCCAACACCTTCACAACCGTTGCAGCGCCGCCGGCCAATATCACCGGATTCACCGACATCGTTCAGGTCGCGTAGTGGTATAGTAGAACCTGATCGCAACACCGCCTCCTAAAGCACAGAAAAGCCCCCTTTTCCGGGGGCCGATCTGTTTCTGGGGGAGGGTCTACTTGATGGCGTCGATCGCCTGATCAAGACCGTCGCGTTCCTTGCTCAAGGAATTGATCTTCTTGGTCAGCGCATCTCTCTGCTTCTGCATATGGTTGAGTGCGATGGTGACGTGGCGCCCCCGCTTGGGCTCCAGCCGATCATCGTTGATGGGAAGTTCCAGTGCTGCGTCCTCTGCTACCTTAGCCATTACGTCTCCTTGGGATAAACCGGTACATCAATTCTCTGGGGCCGGTAGAAGTTGCGGTTCTGCTCCTCGGACACGATGGAAGCAATCGCCGCGGCCTTCGACCCGAACACGTTGGAGTTCCGCATCGCGCGCCAGCGTCCTCTCACCAGCACATAGATCAGCCAAACATGGTCACTCATTGGGTTTGTCCTCAGGGGGTGCAATCATGTGAACCTCGAAACTTAGGGTCGTTATGTCATAGCCGCGAGACTTCAATTCATCTACGACCGATGGCTGCGGATCGCCTTTATAGTCATAGCGTTCAGCGTTGAAGATGGAATGCATGTAGTGCGCATCTGCGCGGCGGGCAGGAGCTTCGTTGTGAATCACCACATCGGGCGCATCATGCGGTAACTTAGCGAAGTAGACCGCCAGTGTGCCTGATTTCAACCTGCGCGCCCTCTTCATTTACCGCCCTCCATGCTGCAATCCAGTTTGAGTTACGCCTTTGGTTCAGGGGGTGCTGGAATAGGATCGAGTGGCTTCCAATAGGTTGGGTTCCAATGCAATTTATCTATTCCCCTCTGCCAATAATTCTTGTATCCATTCCAGTAGCAGACCGTTTGATAATCAGCATTTGCAGCTAAAACTAGTATTCCAGCTACGGGCAACTCCTGATCCACTGAAATCCAATCGCTCATCCCTGCCTCCACGTCTTCCTGCACAAGTACAACCCAAACGCAGCCAACCCGGAGAACACCAGAAAGAACGTCGCCAGGGCCAGAATCACAGCCGGATCACTCAACGGGTTATACATCTCTACTCCTTTTTTGCTCCGAAGAGACTGAAATGGATATGAATTTCATTTTTTGCCTGTCCCTGAACAAACCCGAGAGCTCGTTCCGTCTCAAAAGCTCCCCTTAAGTTCATAAGAACAGTGCTCTTGGAGTCTTGTCGTAGACCGTGATACTTGATCATCCAGTCCACCAGATGCTCTGGCCCGTACGAACCACACTTCTCTTCTGCTGTCATCGGCTTACCGCCGTCTTTCGTGCCAAACATCGTTTCGCTCACTGATCCTCCTCCAGTTCAAACACCTCACCACACTTCCCACACGCCCATCCCCAGTCATAGCGGATCTGCTGCCTCCAGTGGAACAGCCAGCACCAGAGCCGGCTCACTCCCCAGCCTCAGAAGTAGACCTTGCAGGTGGTGCAGTAGTGCCCTGAGCCGGCGACGTAGACTGCGTGATCCTTATGTGCGGATGCTTGAAGATGTCCTGCCCCTCCGACCAGTTCATCCCGCATGGGTTGCACCGTATGTAGCTGCTTCTTGTCACCCTTGGCTTTCCGCAGAACGGGCACGGAGGCTCGGTCCCGACCTCGGCCAGCCTTTGCTCCCTTGTCATCGACATCCATTCGAGAAGTTCCACGCGACACCCCTTTCTTCGGCTCCATATAGTCGTACCGCTTGCACCGGGTACATACCCGTGGCACCGCTATACGGGATACCCAGTCAAAACCACACTGATTACAATGTGCCATGTGTTTATAATAATACTTATCATTATATTAGTCCACCACTTTCATTATTTTCTGGAATTTTTCTGGGGCGCGAGTGTGACTATGCTCCACCACAGCACGACCACCCACCCATGGCAGGGTTCGGGCACCCCGGTACCCTCGTCTGACACCCCTAAACTCAATATTAATCAACACGTTACGCGCGATACCTCATGGCGAACATGAGGCGTATACGGATCAGTGGCGGATTGGTCGCGGATTGAGGGTGGATTGAGGGTGGATTGCTACTCGCCTGATAACAAAGCAGCTAGGCGGTCGGCGGCCGGCCCTGAGATGCTCAATGTAACGCTGCTGGTCGAGTTAGCAGCCTGTTTCGCATCCTGCATACCTAGCAAGCCTGTAAGCTGGTCGATGGCCTTTTGCTGCACGCGGTTGTCAGGGGCATCGGACACAGTGACTTCCTTGCCATTGAGAGTCTGATTGGCCCTTGCTTCGAGATGCTGCTCGATCTTGTCGACGATCCTGCCGAGGGTAAGGCCTTTCTTCTCAGCGATCTCTTGGAACTTGGCGCGTAGTTGCTCAGGTGGGATGAGCTTGTAAGGCGTCCTAGCGTCTACGGGTCCAAAGCCTGCATCTCTGGCTGCTACGGATGCCACTTTGCCGTCTATGATGCCTTCGATCATGCGGACCTGTTTGATCTCATGGAGTTTATCGGCTATTCCTTTATGCGGTGTTAGTGGTGTATTGAGGATCTCCGAGAATGTCATTTCGATGCGAGTATACGGCACGTAGAAACATAGATGCCAGTGCTTTGTGAGACTTGGATTACCGGCTTTGGGATACTTGTCTCGAACTAGGCTGATATATATAGATACGCACAATTTATTTTGCATTATCTCTATATTAGTACTTGACATGTGTCACGATGTGTCATACAGTCTATTTATCAACTCTGGTGACGCGTTACTGATTCGTATGAATCCAGAGACTGAGAGGCAGAGAATCAAGCCAGCTTCTCTTTAGTGAATCAGCCTGGGGTACTGAAAACCCTCGGAGTGGTAGGGAAGCCACTCCATAAGTCTTATTCAGAGGTGAGACACATGAAAGTCAAAGTTACTTACGGCGTAACACCCGAATGCACTAAGTTGGCTAGGTTCTACGACCGCAACCACAAACTCATTGCCGAACTGCCAATCACGGCCGATGAAGCGTTCACGACCTCAGCAGTACCTTGCTACTGGAGCAACTTCCGTTTGGCAGATGGACCGACCGCGCGTTCACTCCGAGCTTATTCTGCAGCGTTCGTTCCTGAATGGGAACTGCTCTCTCTATCCTCGATTCAAAACTAGACGCTATCAGAGCTTAGGAGGCTCAAACCAATGGCACGTATCAGCCGATCACACCTCGAAGCACAAGTGAACACAATCAACTCTCTCCTCGGTCAGCCATCCACGGCATACTCGAAGAATGGTGATCGCTACACCGCAAACGTCGGGAACTACCACATCGGCGCCTACTCTCCCGGTGATCGCTACGGAACGCGCTACTCACTCCAACAGATGACCAATGAAGCCGGAGGAGTAAACGTCGTGTACGGCACTCAGGTATGCGGCGCTGAGGCCTTCTCAGATGTGCTGCGCGCCATGATTAGCGGTATCCAAGCCGCGCAGGAAACATCCTCACGCACCAAAGCAGCCTAACCCCCACGCATCCCTCCCCAGAACTGCGATCACCGAAAGGACACAATGAACGCGATCAACACCAACCTACTCAACGCCGAACTCATCCACACCGTCAAGCTGGTCCTAGAAGGCATCCTGGGCGCTGGCTTGCTCACCTTCCTATGGTTCATGGCGGGAGCTTATAACGGAGGTCCACGCCGATGAACTCGACCTGTAAGCACTGCGGAAAGCCTATTGATTTCTTCCCTGGTATCCAGATCGAGGGCCTTCAGTGGAAGCATTCGGATGGATTCTATAACTGCGATGGCAACCGCGGACACTCGCTCAACTATGCGGAACCTATCGAACAGGAAGCGCAGGCCCAACCATGAAAGACTGGCTCACCATCCCTGAAACCTGCGACCTGCTGCACATCAGCCGATCCACCTTCTACCGATTCATCAAACGCGGACACCTGCATCCCAAGTTGTCCCTCGCTCCGTATGGCGTGATGATCCGCAGATCAGAAGTAGAAGCCATCATAGCCAAATCAATCGTCCAGAACTAGATTTTTCTATGGACATAAACCACAATGTAGGCGTAGAATCTCTAAACAATGCACTACCGAGCTTAGGAGGCTCACCCTGTATGCGATACACCGTAGATGAAAAAACATCCAAGCAGGAATCAGGCAAAGCACCCGTATTGCTGGTCGGCATGTGGGCCCCCAACCACTCCAAATGGGTCGTGCTTCCAGTTGAACAGGACGACTTCGACGCGCTCAACGTGGGCGATGTAGTCGAATTGCTGGTCACTGTTATTCATCCCGACCCTTGCACTCATACTTCAGACTGGCACAAGGCTATGCTCCCGTGTTCCATATGTGGAGAGCCTAACAGAGCATCAGTTTCCTAACCACTCCTCCGCGAGGCTGGGCGCGTTATCCCAGCCACCGGAGGATGTATGGCAAGCGAACTCGCAATCGGGGACTTCCCCAACGAGAAAGTAGAACTCATCAAGAAAATGGTCGCAAAGGATTGCACCAACGATGAGTTAGAACTGTTTCTCTATACCTGCAAGCGCACCGGACTCGACCCCCTCGCGCGGCAAATCTACGCCGTGAAGATAGGAGGCAAGATGTCCATTCAGACCGGCATCGACGGTTACAGGCTCATTGCCGATCGCACCGGCAAGCTGGCTGGAATATCAGATCCTCACAATGTGGATGCCGAGAGCGGCTTGTACCCCACCACTGCGTCCGTGACAGTCAAGAAGCTTCTATCCAATGGAACGGTTGCCGACTTCACAGCAACCGCACGATGGACCGAATACAACGCTGGGACCAGCATGTGGAAGAAGATGCCGTATCTCATGCTGGGCAAGTGCGCGGAGGCCTTGGCGCTGCGTAAGGCGTTCCCCGCTGACCTGAGTGGCGTCTACACCACCGAAGAGATGGCTCAGGCCGACAACGCGCAACAGGAACAGGCTGTAGTGGCCGAGGTAGAGCGCCAGAAGGCAGCCTATACGCCCGACCCAGCCGCGGAGAAGTCCACCATCGTGCAAGTCCTAACCCCCAACGGCATGTCTCAAAAGCATCCTGCCGGCGCCGACTTCGTACCTCCCGAGCTTGACTGGAGTTACCAGAAGACCACCGGGGTCCTCATCTGCCGTATCGAGGAAGCCTTACAGAAGACCACCGCCAAGAAGCGCGACTACCTCGTTATCAAGCTCAACGGCACCATCGAAGGCCAGCGATCGGCAACCTACTTCCACAACTCCCACTGCGACGACCTGTTAGCCGCCGTGGGCAAGATCTGCAAGTTCATGGTTTCCATGTCCAAGGATGGCAAGTTCATCAACATCTACGAAGTGTTGGAGATCGACGGAAAGCACATCGACAAGGCTCCCGCCGAAGATCCCGACCACAGCGCCGAGGTAAAGGCAAGGCTGATTGCATCCTCGCTTGAATGGACAGAAGACGACCTCCGCGAACTCTACACCCGATGGGCTCACAACTCATGGGATGAGACGCTGGCCAAACTGGAGGCACGCAAGGCTGAGCTTGCAGAACAGGTAGTACCCGCATGAAAGTCTCAGAACTCATCGCCAAAGCAGAACCCAAGCCAGTAGCCCGAGGGAGGAATCTCGGGTTAGTTGGCTGGGCAGATGGCTACCTGCTGGTCAAGTTCCGAGGCCGTGACACGCTTTATATCTACGGCCCGGACATAGCCGAGCATGAGGCCGAGAAGATCGTCAAGAATCCCTACCCAGATGCGCTATTCACCAAGCTCCGCGACAAGCACCAATGGAAATGCCATAAAGTACAGGCGGCCGCATGACTGGATCACTCTTTGAGACCGAAGTAGAAATCCATGAACGGATGCGGCCGTTGCGCCCCCGCCAATCTCAGGCCGCCAACGATGTGCGCGAGGCCATCCGGCAGGGTCACAAGAGGATCATCGTTCAGGCACCGACCGGATGGGGTAAGACGCTCTGGGCAGCCCATGTGATCGCCGCAGGACTCCGTAAGAACAAGCGCCCCCTGTTTACCGCTCCCGCAATCAGCCTTATCGACCAAACTTTAGCATCCTTCGAGCGCGAAGGCATTCACGACATTGGAGTCATCCAAGCCAACCACCCGCGCACCCGCTACGGCGCCACGGTGCAGATAGCCAGCGTACAGACGCTCATTCGACGCGCCTGCCCTGAGGTCGACTTCGTATTAGTCGATGAGGTTCACGAGCAGTTCGACGGGCTGGACGCCCTATTGGACTCACCGGAATGGGTCAACAAGATCGTCATTGGCCTGTCCGCTACGCCTTGGGCCAAGGGCATGGGCCTGCGCTGGACGAAGCTGGTCATCGCGGGAACCATCAACGACATGATTGCCGAGGGCCATGCCTGCCCCGCCATCGTCTACGGACCCGAGAAGGATGTTGACCGCGATGCGATCGCCGTGGAGCGTGGAGAGTTTGTCGACAAGTCAGCCGGCGAGGCCATGAGTTCCGCAAGCATCATCGGGGACGTGCTGAAGGAGTGGCAGGAGAAGAGTCCACGGGAGAAGACCTTTGCCTTCTGTGTCAACCGCGACCACGCCAAGATGCAGATGGAGGCGTTTCTGGATTGCGGTATCCCCTTCGGCTACATCGACGCCAACGTGGAAGGCGAGGACCGCAAGCGAATCTTCCAGCAGATGAAGTATGGCGAGATTGCCGGGATCGTTAGCGTGGGATGCCTGATAAGGGGCGTGGATCAAGACGTTCGGTGCATCTTGGATTTACAGCCTACGAAATCAGAAATCCGGCACGTCCAGAAGTGGGGCCGTGGAGTGCGAATGGCCGATGGAAAGCAAGTATTGATTGGCTTGGATCACGCCGGAAACAACTCATCCCTCGGACTCTTTACTGACATTTATCACGGCAGTCTCGATAGCAGAAAACCCAATGAACGCGGAGAGGCTTATAAAGATGAGTCGAAACCTGCGAAACCCAGAAAATGTCCGAAATGTCATCAGATCGTTCCGCCAGGAGTCAGAACGTGCCCATCGTGTTCCGAGAGGATGCCGCTGCACACCGGGATAACCGCCGTAGATGGTCGTCTGGTCGAAATCAGTTCGATTCCCAAGCCGAAGCCCAACCCGCTTCACCAGCAGTGGTATTCGGAACTTCTACACATCGGCCGCAAGGCAGGATATAAGGACGGTTGGGCTTCTTACAAACTGGAGGCCCGCTTCGGAATCAAGCCGACCGGGCTCAAGAAGCGAGGCAAGAGCGATACTTCAGAGGAAGTAAAAACCTTTGTAAGAGAGCAACGTAAGTTGTATTTAGCGAGTAAGGTTGGTATCGCTGCGGGCAGCCAGTCGAACTAGTTCGCTGTGCTGTCCCTAGTATACCAACCCGTGTCAAGACACTAGGAATGGGGTTTACCAATGAGTTACGTACTACATCTTGTGGTGTTCATGGCGGGAATCTTCATCGGATCGAAGTTCAACCCGTGCCAAGGTAAGCTCGACGCGATCCAGCGTTACAAGGATTCACTGTGAGACGCAAGGAAGCTCCCGCCTGCGCATGCCCGACCTGTGGCAAGCCAACCACACTCTATGCCTTCCGCGACATCAAGCCGCAGAAGGAGTCCGAAGCCTACCGCAAGCGAATCAAGAACTTGATAGCTCAGTTCGAGCTGGAAGGCTACGATACCTACGAACAGGACTTGAGCGTAGCGTGTTCCGTG